TCATGCCAGCGGGGTGACCTCGATTGTCTTGCGCCGGTCGTAGACGCGCATCATGGTGGCCACGTTCTTGTGGGTGTTCGGGTCGCGGTCTTGCTCGAGCATGCGGCTGATGTAGAACGCCCGCAGATCGTGGCTGGTGAAGTGCTCGCCGCCGGCCTTGACCCAAGCCGTCATGAGCTTGTTCCACGTCGCCTTGAACCCGTTGGGGGTGTAGGCATCGCCCGTGCGGGTCGGGAACAGTCGTTGCGACTTGGCCGCGGCCTTCGGCCGGATCCGGTGCGCCTCGGTCAAGATGCTGACCAGCAGGGGGGACCACTTGACCAGATAGTTGCGCACGCTTTCGTGCGCCTTGGTCTTGGCGTCCCGGGTGTCGATCCCCTCGTCCGTGAGCGCATCGACCCCAAGCGGCAACAGCTCGGCGCGGCGCCGGCCGCTGACGGCCACGGCGGCGGTGACCAGGGCGGCCATGTAGAGCGCGGTCGGCTTTTCCTTGGCGAAGCGCATGAACTCGTTGAACTCGACGCGGGACACGTCCCGGGTGCGGGCCCGCTCTTTGTTGCGCTTGACGCCGTGGCAGGGGTTCGACTCCACCATGCCCTGGCGCATGCCGTAGTTGAAGGCGCCGGACAGGGCCGCCATGTCCCTGTTGGCGCCGACGGGGGCGCGCTTCTTTCCGTCGGTGCTGCCCTTGCGGCGCCTGTCCAGATACTGCGCGGCGTGCATCGACCTGAATGCCGACGGCGCCATGTCGCCCAGCACGGGGATCACGTTGCCCTCAAGGCAGATTTCGTATTCGTCAATGGTGCGGGGTTTCAGCGCGTTGCTGTCGCCGGTGGCGGCCAGCTCGCGCTGCTCGGCGATGTACCCGCGGCACATGGCCCTGATGGTGTTCTCCACCTTGACCTGGCCGCGCAGCTCGGCCAGCTTGGCCCTGGCCTCGTCCAGCGTCTTGCCCAAGGGCACGCGCTTGCCGTCGACCATGGTGCTGTAGCTGGTGACGCGGGCCCCCACGCGGGCATACAGCCCTTCCTCGATCTTGACGTGCTCGGTCATGGCTGCTTGCCCTCTGGCGCCGCGTCATCAAAGCCCGCCACCGCGTTCTCCACGTCGGTATCGGTCAGCAGCTCTTGGATCTTGCAGGCAGCATCCCAGCAGCCTTGCGCCTTGACGTTGCGGGTTGTCCTGAACGGAGGGGCGCCGGCTTCCGGCTCTTGGCCCCAGCGCCAACCCAACAGGAACGAGGCCAGCATTTCGGTCTGCACGACTATCTCCGCGTCCGTGCGGTGTGGCCGCTGAGAGTGCTCGTATTTGGCGCCCCCCAGCGCGCAGTCGACGGCCTTGCGCAGCTCGCGCAGCGCCTCGACGCCGGAGACGGTCATGCTGTTGCCATAGGCCATGATGGCCAGATGCTTTGCCGCCGGCCTGGTGAGCGCGGCCATGGTGTCGGACAGGGCGAACGCCTGGGCGGCTGTTGCCGGTGGTGTGCTGTTGTCGTTGCTCATGTGTTCAAAGGCCGATGGCGGCCCAATTCGGTTCTGTCTGTTCCTTGCGCTTGCGGCGCACCTTCTCGATGCCGCCGGCCCCCTCGATGGCCGCCCTGGCCACGACGGGGTGGCCGGTGCGGCTGACGGTGTGGGGGATGCGATCGGCTTTCAGCTTGGCGATCTGACGGGCTTTCTGCCGGTAGCCCGTCAGCCTGGCCAGCTGCTCTTTGGTCAGCCAGAGGTCGTCAGACACGGCGCCCCCCCTGGGGTCCACCTTCCGGTGGCAAAGCGGCGCAGCTGGGCGCGGCGTTTCATGTCCACGCGCCAGTCACTGGCCGAGAACGACATGACAATGCCGGCCTCGGCGCCGCGGCTGTTGCGCGCTGTCAGCTTCACGTGGCCGCCGTTCGTGCGCCTGATGGCCACGACGGTCAGCCCCTCGGCCTCGGCCATGGCGCGAATGTCACGCAGGCGGGCGTCTGTCATAGGTCGCTTTCGTCCAATGCGGTGGTGTACTGCGGGATGAAGTGGCCGCGGCAGTGGTACGTCACGGCGCAGCGCGGGCAACGGATCGTCGTGCGTCCCTCGGTCTGCGCGAGGTCTGCCAGGGCGGCCCTGGTCGGTGCGTCGTCGGTCTGCTTCGGCGGGCGCATCATGTCCAGCGTGGTGAGCTGGTAGGCGCACGCCGGGCAGACCGGCCGGATGCGGCCGAACGTATCCATCTTGTCGATGGTCTTGGTGTCTGCCGGCATGCTGTTACTTCACGGTCAGCCGGTAGCTGGTCGGCTGCAGGCGGGCCCCGGGGATCGCATCACGCGCATCGCCGGGCTGTTTCGCCTCGTTGGCCGCCGCAACAGTCTTGAGGTCGGTCAGCAGGGCCTTTTTGTCGACGGTCACCTTACTGTCAATGGCCGCTCGGGCCAGAATCCCAAACGTGTCGCTAGACTGCTCGAGGGCCATGCGAACCTGCTCACACAGGCCGGGGCTGCCCGACAGTGTGACGGTTTCGGTCTTGTAGAGAGACGGCAATTTGCCCTCGTCCACGACGTCGGTGCTCGGCGGGTTCTTGGCCAGGTTCAAGGTGAAGCGGCCGGTGACCAGGGGCAGCTTGATGCCGGTGCGCGCCAGGATGATCTGCACGTAGGTGTGCAGCCCCTCCACCTTGGACTCCAGCGACTTGGCCGACTTGGCCAGGCGCTCGGCCTCGGCCTTGCGCACGGTTGCCAGGGCCTGCAAGTTGGCGGCGTAGGCCATCACGGCGTCCACCTTGTCGACCAGCTCGCCCTGCATGCCTTCCAGGGTGTCGAACACGACTTCGGGCGGCACGTCAGCATCGGCCAGGATGGCCAGGCCCTCCATGTACTCATCGGCCAGCTGGTACAGCGTGGCGGTGTGCGCTGGCCTTGCCAGGTGTTCGGGCTTCACGGGTGCGTTCATGTGTTTCTCCGGTTGTGCGGGCCCCGGTCTGTGCCGGGGCTTGGGTCCGCGTTAGAACTTCTTGCCGCCGTCGGCTCGGCGGTTGTCGGGCTGGTGATCTGCGCGGGTGGCGTTGAATTCCAGCTTTTCAGCGATGGCGCCGGCCACGTCCAGGCCCAGGCCGCCGGCCATGTCAAAGATGCGGATGACGGCATCAGCCAGCTCGACCTCGAGCATGGAACGGTGCGGCAGCTTGTCGTCGGCCAGGCCCTTGCGGTGGCCCTCCATGGCTTCGCTCACCTCGCTGTGCACCAGGCACAGCAGTTCGGCCACGTTGCGTTTGGCGGGCTCGCCCGGGGTGCTGGTCAGATCGGCGCCGCTGCCCAGGTCGTGCCACCAGCCGCAGGCGTAGGCCAGGCCGTGACACTGGTTCTGCAGGACTTCGGCCGCGTGCTGGATGCGCGGCGGGCTCATGACGAAATTCGACGGGAAGGTGTAGACCTTGCTCATGGTGTCGCACCTCACTTGCGGGCGTAGGTGGCGCTCACGGCCTTGAATGCCGACTGCCAGTGCCAGTTGTCCTCCACCAGTTCCTCGTACTCCTGAGCGGACAGCTCGATGGTGTCGGCCACGCTCATGTGCAGCATGCGCAGCGCCTTGCTGTACTCGGCTTCGTAGCTCTTGGGTTCGGGCAGCAGGATCGCGCCGCGATCGGGCAGTGTGCCGTTGTTGACCAGGTGGGCGTGGGCCTCGCTCAGTGCCGACTGTTGCTGGCTGCGCCAGGCGGCGTGCGCCTTCTGGTGTTCCTCGCGGTGATTGGTGCGGTTGGCCTCGACAACGGCGATGAGGTCGGCCTTGCTGACTTGGATGCTCTTGAGCATGGTTTTCTCCGGTTGTGGTGCCCGGCTCGGGGCCGGGCTGTTGTCATCGGTTGGCGCGCTGTTCGCGCCGGTATCGGGCTTCGTGATCGGGGTTGCCTGTCACGTCCACACACAGCCCCCAATCGGGGTCATAGGCGGCGCCTGGCGGTATCGAGTCCACCTCAAGCAGCGAATCGCTCTCGGGGTGGTACATCAGGCGCCGCCCCGACGTCAGAAAGGGATGTCGTCATCCATCTGATCGAAGCCGCCGCCATAGCCGGCGCCCGCGTGGCCCTGGTCGCCATAGCCGCCGGCCTGGCCACCACCTCCACCAGAACGCTGCGGGCGGTCTGCGGCCAGCTTGTCCTTGATGGTCGGCACGAACTTGGCCAGCGCCTCGGCCGTCGGCTTGCGGTCCAGAATCTCCTTGGCCATGAGGTTCGTGCCGTGCTGAAACACGGTGACGAGGTTCATGCGGTCGCGCTTCTGGTTGCCGTTCTCGGGCCAGTATTCCTCGCGCTGCAGCACCACGCCGATGGGGCGATTCATCAGGGTGGGCAGCAGCTCGGCGGCGCGGTCGACTTCCTTTTTCTGCTCGTTGTCCCACACGCGGACGGTGCCGGCCTGGCTGGCCACTTCGCGCAGGGCCAGGCATGCCAGCAGGGCGTGCAGCACCTTGAGGCCGGACAGCTCGGTGCCGTCCTTCTTGACGGTCCACAGGGTCAGGTAGTCGGCGCGCTGGCCGTCCTCGGCCACAAAGCTGAAATCAACGCCCTGCGTGCCCTGCCTCGACGTGACCAGCTCGGCACGGGTGAACTTGCCCAGGTAGGGGCCGGTCTGGTTGATGCGGGCGGGTGCGTCTGCGGCCTTGGCCTTCTCGGTGTTCAGCTTGAAAACTGTGCTCATGATTCAGGTTCTCCGGTTGTTTGCCTGTTGACGGGTTCGGCGGGGCAGGCTCCCGCTTCGGGTGGGATCAGTTGGCGCGATGCAGCACGGTGTACGTGGTCCCGGGTTCGATGGTCATGTCCGGGCCGACGGCAAACTGCGCAATGCGCCAGTTGCCGGGCGGCAGGCCCATCACGGCCGGCGGGTTGTAGGGGCGAAGCGCGGTGATCGTGGCCCGCTTGGGTTGCCACCACACCTCGATGGTGTCGCCGACGCGCAGCTGGTCGCCGGTGATGTTCTGGACGCTCATGCCGCGGCCTTCTCGGGCATCGCCCCGATGCCGTAGTAGTCGCACACGGCGGCGTCGACGGCGGCCAGGTCGTTGTCGATCATGGCGTCAGCGAACAGGCCCATGGGCGACTTCACGGTGTCGCTGCCGCTGTTGACGGTCGAAAAGTAGTGCTTGCCGTCGATCACGCGGGTGCGCAGCACCATGGTGAACAGCCCTTCGGGCGTGATCTTCTCGTCCAGCAGCTTGCCGATGGTCTTGACGCGGGTGTTGCCCAGGTCATCCGTGGCGGTGTGGGCCAGGATGTAAACGCGCCGGTCGTCGGCCAGGTTGTTGGCGGCCATGAGCAGATCCCACGCATGGCGGCCAATGTCGGTGAACTTGTCAAAGCCCTTTTCACCGCTGCGGCGCATGAACTCGTTGGCCAGGATGTACTGCCAATCGTCGATCACCACGATTTCGTGGGGCGACTTGCGCATGAAACGCTCGATGGCCACGGGGTCGTCGGTGGTCACGACGTTGCCGCCCTTCTGCGGGCTCCACGGGCGCCAGCCGGTGGACTTGAAGGGCAGGGACTTTCTGACGGCCTGGATCAGCAGGGTGCGGGCCGGGTCAAGGTTGCGCAGGCTCGCGGACTTGCCGCTGCCTGATTCGCCGAGGATCAACGCTGCATGGCTCATGGTGGGGTTCTCCGGTTGTTGGGTTCTCTGTTCGACTGTTCGGGAAGGGGCCCGAAGGCCCCGCGGGCTATCTCAGGTTGAACGGGTGCCCGCTCAACGCGGCCAGGAACAGCAGGGCGCTGGCTCCTGTCGCAAGCCACCAGGCCAGCCCCAGGGGGCGGCGCCGGGGGCGGTGCGGGCCGTCAACGTCCAGCACTCGCTTGGTCGTTTCCATGGTCTTCTCCCTTGACCTTTTTGATGCTCAGAAATTGGGCGCCGTCTTCGTCAAACGCCCGGTCGATGGCCGCATCCAGCTCGGCGCGGCCTTCCTCGATCCAGCGCACAACGCGCTGGGCATCGCGGTTTATGAACGCGATGCGGTACATCACGCCTCCAGCTCGGCGCGGGTGTCGGCGTAACGCTGGGCGGCAAACTTCACCGCCTCGCGCAGCTTGGCCAGGGCGCCGGCCTCGTCGCCTCGCAGAACCAGGGACATGGCCGCCACAATCTCGGCCGCCTCGGCTGGCTGGCTCTCGTTCGCGTAGACCACCTCGGCCAGCGCACACTTGGCGCCGAAGTCCCAGGGGGACGCAACCCGGCCCGCCGGGTCGGCTCGCAGTGCCCGCAGAAAATCGGCCTCGGCGCGGTCGGCAATGGCGTCGAAACGGTCTGCCTTGGCGTCTGCGTCTTCCTGCTTTGCCAGGTAGTCGGCATCGCAGCCGGGGCAGGGGGGGCGCCGGGTGGCGCTCGGTCTTTGGGTGCTCAACATGGTGAAAATCTCCGGTTGTTTTGCCGGGCTGTTTTTTGCTCTCGGCAAGCTCTAATGTATCCCGTCGGGGTGCAAAAGCTACCCAGCGGGATACAAAAGAGGCAAAAAAAGGCTACCTGTTGGGATTCCGCAACATGGCGCCAGGGCGGCGGGTCACACCCGGGCGGCAATGCCGGTTTCGACAAACAGCGCGTGCAGCCGCTCGTCCACCTCGGCCAGCAGCCGGTCCAGCTCCACGCCGATGACAGCGGACAGCCGCTCAACAGTCCGGGCCGGCACGCCGAACTCGGCCGCGATGCTGGCCAGCGTCGGGCAGCTGTCGCGGTGCGCGTCGAAGTGGCGCATGGCGAGGGCTCGCCCCAGGTCGCGGTTGCGCACGGCGAACGCTACCCGGCGGGACACGATGCGGCGGGCCTCGTTTCGGCCGCGCCCCTCGGCGTAGTGCGCCATGACCACCTCCAGCTCGTCGCGGCGCAGACGCTTTTCTGTGGCCTGCCGGATCCAGGCGGCTTGCGCCACGCGCTCCTGCACGCTCAGGCCATCAAGGGTCGATGCGCGGCGGGGGGGCGGCGGCCCGTACTGCGGGGACTTGCAGAACGTCGCGCCCTCCATCTGCCACGCCCATCTCAGCGCCGTGCGGACGGTGGGGAACAGGGGCGGCTCGTCTGTCGCTCGCTGTATTCCCGGCACTTGCGCCCGTGGTTCTTGCCCAGGCCGCACGCTGGCCGTGCCCATTGCGTCGTTTCGTGTGTGCATCCCTTGCATGTGCGTTCCTCTCGTTTCATCAGAATGACCATCGGATCCCGGAAAGATGGGTGACGTCCGAACATCAGAATTCCTCCAGGCCCCAGCCGCCGCCCTGCTTCTTGGGCAACGCCTTGACGGCCACGAACTTGAACGGGAACAGGCTGGCGGCCACCTTGACCCTCACGCGGGCGTCGTCGCGCCAATGCCCTTTGACTTCGTGCTGCTCGATGTGGCCGCTGGCCAGCATCACGTTGAAGTCGGGGGTGTACCGGGTGTCATCGGCCAGCTTGAACGTCATGCCCTCGAAAGCCCACCAGACAACGCGGCCGGCCTGCTTCTCGGCCTCAAGGTGCTGGCTGTAGGCTTCCTCGGTCTTGTTCATCTTCCCGGCCTTCATGCGGCCCAGGGCGAAGTAGGCGGGGGCTCTGGCCCGTGGCGAGCCCTGGTGCAGTAGCGTGCTTGTCATTTCAGCTTTCCTTCAAGGTAGAGCTGGCGGCAGACCTCGCGGATGGTCAGCGCCAACAGATCAAGCTCCGAGCCCCACATGAGCGCGAACAGCTCGCGGTCGGTGTGCAGGCCGGTGTCGCCTGTGTGGTGCTCGGGGCAAAGTGGAATCACCAGCTCATCGGGTGCGCGCTGGGCACCCCCTTGGCCGGTGCGGATGTGGTGCACGTGCGCCGGCGTGCCGGGGTGGCCAGCCAGCAGGCACACGATGCAGCCAATGCCGGCCACGCGGCCCAGCCAGGCGCTGGTGGGGGCGGTTCGGCTCATGCGGACCCCGGCGGGATGTTGGGCGCGGCAGGCGCCGCGGGGCCGCCGGCAATGACGGCCAGCACCGGGCTGGCCAACGCCTGGCCCAGCATGCTGGCGGCCAGCGTGCGGCCGTCCTCGATGGTGATCTGCTCAGGGTCCAGCTCGAGCATGGCCAGCTCGCTGGAGCCCTTGGTGCGTGCGTATAGACGGATCATGCGGACACCCCCGTGCGCTCGCGCCAGTCCCGAAACCGCGTCATGAGGTCGCGGAACAGTCCGGCGGCCTGCGGGCTGGCGTCCAGATCCTTGCGGCTGGCCACCTGGCAGACTCGCTTGATGTGGTCCGACGCCTGCAGCTCGCGCCCCTCGGGTGTGGCCAGCTGCATGCCCTCAAGGTCGGCCACGAACGCCTGGAAGGCATCGCCCTGGCACAACAGGACAGCCGACTTGGCCAGTGCGCCGAGCGGGCCGCCGGGCTTGCGCTCGATGGCTTGTGGCAGGTCGTCATCGCCCAGCAGGACCAGCACGGCCATGAAACGCTGGCCGGCGGTGTTGCCCTTCTTGACGGTCATGTGCCGGAACGGCTCAAGGGCCTGGCTGTCGGGAAGCCAGAAGGTCACCTGCGCGCCGCCCGTGTGGGTTTCTTTCCAGCCGGCCAGCATCAGCTCGCCTTGGTACGCGGTGGGCACGCTCATGACGCGCCTCCCATGGCCTCGGCCTTCGCTGCCCGCTTGCGAGCGGTCGCCTCTGCCAGTCGACGCTTGGATGCCTGCACCTGCTCATGGCGGCGCGCCTCGACCAGCGCGGCCAGCCGGGGCGGCATGTCGGGCAGCGGGTCGTCCGGGCCGGCCTCGCTGCGCTGCGCCAGGTCGAACAGCTCGCGGCTGGGGAACACGCGGAGGTATTCCTTCTGACGCTTGCCGGTCTGCACGTAGGCCACGAACGACCAGCACGCCGTGCGGTCGGCCGCACACCGGCCGCTGCGCTCGCAGTCGGAGCACGGGGCGGGCTTGATTGAGGCGAAGGCGGCCAGCAGCTGGCGCACCTCCGGCGGGGTCTTGTCGCCTTGCGGGACGTTGATGGCGGCGGCCAGGGCTCGCGCTGCGGATAGGCTGCTCATCCTATGGCCCTCCACAGCTTGACCGAACGGTTGTGCGCCTTGGGCGCCTTGGCGCTGACGTGCTCGCCGGTCCACTCGGCCAGGTTTCGCGCCGCGGCCATGCCGGCCAGCGCGCCCCATGCGTTCGGGGAGGCGGGCGGCGCGATGCCACGGCGGGCCTGGTGAGCCTTGAACTGTTCGTAGGTGAACGTCGGATGCCCGGCGTCCAGCTCGGCGCGCAGCCAGTCGGTGAGGTCGGCCAGCGTGAGCTGCAGCCAGCCGGCGCATCGGTTCTGCACGCGCTCGATGCCGCGCTGTTTGCGCTGCCGGCCGGTGGTGGCCCGCAGCAGTGGGGTGAGGTCGCGGGCGGGCAATGCCACGCGGGCCTCGGGTGATCTGGTGGTGTTCATGGGTTGCTTGCCTGGTACTGCTGAACGCGGTTGGTCATTTCGGCCGGCGTGGTCTTGCGGGGGGCGCGGGGCATCTGCTGCAACAGGCCGCGCAGCTGCTCGCGCACGGCGGCCGGCGCCTGCTTGGGCTCGGGCGGCGGCAGGTAGCCGGCGGGCGGGGCAGGTATGGCCGGCCAGGTGTCGCGGCGCCCCTGCTTGTCCATGCACAGCTGCCAGCGGTGGCGGGCCTCGCGCCAGGTCATGCGCATGAGGTCCGATGCACCGAAGTCGACGGCGGCCCAATAGAGGGCCGGGTGGGTCCACTTGTACGGCTGGCCACGGTCGCGGGCACGGATGCCCTCTTGCGCCTCCAGAAACACCCGCTCCATGTCCATGGCCGGGCGGCACAGGTTGATGAACTCGGGAAGGGTGGGCGGCCAGTCGCGGTGCTTGCACGCATCCAGGCCGCGTTTGATTTCGGCGACGGTGAAGCCGGCCAGATCCTCGGACCAGACGGCCTCAAGGCTGGCGGGCGGCACGCCGCGCCACAGGTCGGCGAACTTGTTGCCATACCGGGCCTGCAGGGTGGCCAGGATGGTGCGCACCGACTCCACCGACATGGGGGCGGCGCCCTTACTCGACTTGGGTTGCCACAACGTCAACGATCCCGTCATCATCGGATCCTTTCTGCGGTTGCTGGGTGTTGCCCCACAGGTGCGCGCTGAATGCGTCCCGGTGGGCGTTCTTGTCTTGAGCGGGGGAGGGCGCACGCGGGGAGGCGATGCGCGGCGCGGTGCCGTTCTCACGGTCACGGTTGGCCTTGGAAAGCCAGTTGGTGATGAAGCGGCGCAGCTGCTGCTTTTGGCGCGTGGGGTTGCTGATGAGCCAGCAGGAGGCGCGTGTGATTTCGCCGCGTGCATCGACCAGCGGGTACGCCTTGGCCCACATGGCCAGGTCGTCGTCGGTGATGCCCACGAAGTCGCCGGTCTTGGCGTCGAAGCGGATCGGATCGCGGGCTGCGTCCTTCTCTTTCTTCTTCTTTGGTGGTTCTATGACGGTTTGGGTGCAATGGGTTGCACCCCCTTCTGCAGTGTTTTGCACCCCCGCAGAATTTGCACCCCGCAGGTTTTGCACCTGCACTGCGTACGTGTTGCAGCCTCTCGGGCCGGTGCCGCGCTCAATGCGCAGCTCGTTCAAGTCGACCAGCTGGGCCAGCGCGTACTGCGTGGTTCGCTCGCTCACGCGGGCCTTGGCGGCCAGGGTCGACACGGCGGGGTAGGCTCTCCCTTCGTCGTCTGCGAAGTCGGCAATGGCCAGGGCAACCAGCAGGGTGGAGCCTTCGGACTTGCTGAACTTCCAGACCAGGGACGTGACGAAAATGCTCATGCCGCCGCACCTCGGCCCTGAGCGGCTTGCGAAGCCAGGAAGGCGGCCGACGGCCGGCCGCGTCTGCCATTGGTCAGGGGCTTGGGCGGCCCTTCCATCAGCAGCTCGAGGTCCGGGGCCCAGCCGGGCGTAACGGCCTGCGCGGCGGCAATGAGGTTCTTGGCCATGTCATAGCTCGGGCGCTTCTGCCCGTACGCCATGGCCCGAAAGTAGCCCCAGCTGGTTTCGACCTTCTCGGCCACTTTCTTGGCGTTGTCGGTGCCCACGTGCTTCCAGTACGCACGCAGGCCCATGGGCTGCGTGCTGTTCTTCTCGGTCATAGGTTCTCCGGTTGTGCGGTGTGTCCGCGTTGGTATGAATGCGTCCTACATGGTAGCAAAGTAGGGCGAAAAAAAACACTCCAGCGGTCGCCATCACGCTCAGATTGCGAGCCTGTGACTGTTGCTGGAATGTTGCGATTTATGTGCCGCCACCCAAATGAAGGTGCCTTATCACGCTACCCGTAAGGGTGTATTGCATCCTGTGGGGCGCGCACGTATGCTCCGAGGTATAACGAATCCAGGGCGCAATGCGGCCTTCCGGCTGACGCGCAGAGAGAGGTAAACATGGACATCCACCAGATACGGCTTATCAATTACCGCAACCTGCTCCTGCAGTTTGCGAACTCGCCAGATGAGGCGGCGCGAAGCGATTACGGGCGCATCGCCCGCTTTGCCGCCAAGGCTGGCGTCAACCCTCGCTACCTCTCGCACATCAACAACGGTCGCAAGAACCTCGGGGACGATCTGTGCCGGGAAATGGAGCGCGGTCTAGGTCTGTCGCACGGGTGGATGGATCACAACCACGAACTAGGCCCGGCGCCAGTCGATGGCGACGATGCCGAGGAACGCAAGTTCTTGGCCACTGCGTTGGAACTCTATCGACGCAGCCCGGTGCAGGTGCAGCAGACCCTTTTAGACCTGGCTTTGTCGCTCGCTACCCGCGGTGATAAAGCCTGATGCTCACTGCCCCTTCCGGCGCCGGCCCGCAGGGGTCAACAACAACGCGCCGGCAAGAGGAATCCCGTGAACAATGAAATCAAGGAAGATGGGCCGCCCGCCCTCGTTGACGCACTCAGCCAGCTGACCGACGAGGGGCGACAACGGTTCATCCGTGAGGCGGTCTGTCTCAATGCCGCAACGCTTGGCGTGACAGCGGCTGACGCACTGGCCACGCTGTGGCCAGAAGGCATACCCGCTGGGTTGCAATGCTTCCTATAGTGTCGGAATGCTGCTATAGTTCGTGCACGCTGGGATTTCGTGTCTCGGCGTGACTCTCTAGCTTGCTTGTCTGCCTTGACGGGCCCCACGGTCATGCCGCGGGGCCCGTTCTTTTTGGCGGGCCTTTTTCCCTGGTGCCGGCCGGTTTGGGTCGGGTCATGGTGCTGGTTGGCGCCAGGGAAAAAGGCCCCCGGGCCAGGCCCGAGGGGAAGGACTGCTGCTCGACGCTCCGCACAACCGGAGAGAAGGCAAGCGGCGCACCCCGTGGGTGACGCAACAGCCAGGGCGAATTATCGCGCCGACTGTTTGCCGCTGTTGTTCGACCGTCACGCCTACGGGGCGCGTGCAGGTGGGTGGTGGTGCTCGCTCATGCGTGGCCCGACTCCATCAGGTTGAGGCAGGTGCGCACCTCTGCGGTCAGCAGGTACAGGCCGCCGGCCGCGTCGTGCTGGTCCAGCTTGTTGGTGTGCATGTAGGTCAGCAGGTTTTCGGACGCCTGGGCCAGCCGGCCCGACACGACAAACTGCGCCGCATCGCGCTTGCTCATGCTGTCGCCGGCGGGGCCGAAGATGGCGGCCACTTCGTCGGTCAGCTCGTCGCGCACCACCAGCAGCTCGGCGCCCTGCGGGACGTCGCAAAACAGCTGGCCGTCAATCTCGATGCGCAGGCCGTCTTCGGTGCACCCCTTGGTCTGCGCCTTGACGACGCGCAGCGCGCCAGGCCGGGGTGGCTTGTTCGTTCGGAATGGCATTCTCTGGTTCTCCGGTTGTTTGCCGCCCCTGGTCATGTCGCCAGGGTTTGCGCGGCGGGTTGTGGGGCATGCACCCCGGAATCAACAGATGGCGCACCCCAGCAGCTCGCCGATCAGCGTGCGCGCTCGGTGTGACGCCTCCAGCTCGCGGCCGGTCAGGTACAGCTGACGGATGGCCCGCAGTTCCTCCGGGTCGATGCGGTAAAGCTCGTCCCCGTCGTCATAGGCGCCGACGCCCTCGGCTTCGTCGTCGGTTTCGCCAGTGCCCGCCTTGCGGCGGCGCTCCAGTTCGTGAACCATGTCATCGGTCGGTATGTCGCGGAGGTTCACCTCCACATCCACGTCGCCGACGTCCACGCTGACGGTGACTGTTCTGCTGCGTGACATGGTTACACCTCGCAGTCCAGGCCGTCGGTGACGACGGCTCGCCAAAGGCGCTCCAGAATCTCGGCCTTCTTGTGCTCTCGCTCGCTGCGCTCGTAGTCGCCGCCGTTCGGGTCCACCAGCTCGCTGGCGCACTGCGCGGCGTGTCGCACTTCGGCCAGGATGAACAGCGCCCATTCCAGGGCCTGGTACGAGGGCTCATCGAGCACGCCGGACAGCCCGGCCTTGATCTTCTGTGTGACCCGCTCGGCCAGCACGGCCTTGTCGCGGTTGTCCATCAGCTCATCGGGCACGTTAGGCATCGGCGCCCCCTTGCTGGTCGGCCTTGGCAATCGCGCACAGGTGGGCTACCGCGTCGTGCTCGGCGTCCTGCTGCTCCATGATGCTCACCATGTTGTCGATGGCGGCCTGGATGCGCTCAATTTCCTTCTGTGCCAGCACGATGGATTCCAGAAGCTCGGCGCCTGATGCTGGGCACTTGTCGCCGTCTTTTGTGGGCTCCCACGAAAGCAGTTGGCCGAACGTCTGCGTGTTCGTCAGCGCCACGCGCTTCGGGCAGTGAAAGGTGACGTTCGGCGGGATGTTGTAGATGCGCACCAGGCGCTGCTGCAAGGTGGTCTTGGGTGCTTGAACGGTCATGGTGTCCTCGCTCAGTCGATGACGTGGGGATAGGCGGCCAGATCGGCCTTGGTGGCTTCGCGGACTTCAATCCAGCCGATGCCCACCCATTCCTTGACGTGGCCCGCGTCGATGACGCGGGGGTGCTTGCGCTCGGCGCCTGCTGCCATGTGCAGGGGCGACAGGTGGGCGCGCTTGACGGTCTTGCGTTCGGTGCTCATTTCTCGGGTTCTCCGGTTGTGGTGCTGGTGGGAGCTTTCGTGCACTCGTGGCACATGCAGCGCATGCCGGCCAGCTTCTGCCTGGTGCCGGTGCGGTACGCCTCATCGGCCACGCGCTTGCTGATTCGGTTCTCTGTGTAGAGGCGCAGGAAGGTGCGCATGTCGGCGTGGTAGCCGGCAATGCGCATCCAGTCCAGGACGTCGGCGCGGCTCATGGCCACGGCAGGGCCAGGCGGCCGGGGGCCGTGCGCCTAGGCAGCGTGAAGCCGCCGCGCCGGTGGCGCTGCAGGACGTCGGCCAGGGTCCGGCCGTCCCAATCCGGGTATTCAAATCCCGGGATCAGGACGCCCAGCGCCTCCCGCACGTTCGGCTCGTCGTCGTACAGCGACCCGATGGGCACGCTGTCGTCGTAACGCGCCAGGATTTCGGCGGCGTCGTCTTTGGTCAGCTGGCACATGGCGCCCCCTTACGGCTGGTGGTTGATCGTCCACATGCCGCGGCTGTCGCCGCCCAGCGACTCGGCTGTGATGCTGCCGTCTGCTTCCTGGGTCATGAACACAGGCGCCGGCACCTCGACGGCCTTGGGCGCGATCCAGCGAACGGCGATGGCCAGCCAGTCGGCGAACCCGGGTTTCAGGCCGTGATTCACGGCCCGGTAATCCTCGCCGTCCACGCGCTCGCGCATCAGCAGCAGCTTGCCGGCCAGGGGCTCGGGGTAGAACGGCGTCAGGCAAAACGCCTGGTCCTCCCATGGCTTCAACATCCCTTCCTCGTCCAGCCAAACGCTGAAACCGTGGCCGCACTCGACGCGCTCGACGTACGCGCAGCCCAGCAGCTCATAAAGGCCGGCCGGGCCCTCGGTTCTTCCGGTGGTCTGCACCTCGGTGACAGTCCGGGCGTGGGGGTCGATCAGGAAGGCGGCAACAGTGGCCGCGGTTTGGTTCTCGCTCATGGCGCGGGTTCTCCGGTTGTTTGCCCCTGCGGGGCGATTTGCGGGCTCTGCGGCCCTTGGGGTGGTCAGGGTGCGCCGGCCGGCCGTTCGGCCCGCCATGGCGCGATCTAGGGCCCTGGTGGGCCCCTGGTTCACTTGCCGAACTGCTCCAGCTTTTCGCGGATCCAGCCCACCGGGTCGGTCAGTTGGCGGCGCATGTCTTCGGATTGGTAGGCGCTGACAGCCGGCAGGAAAAGCGCCTCCCCCGGCAGATCCAGAATCTCGCGCATGCGGGCTTCGGCTTTCGGGTCGGATGGGGCGCCGTACGGCACGCCGTCCAGGCGCGGCCAGCCCCCTGATGAGTTGTGCACGCGGCTGTGGCCTTGCAGCCTGTAGATCAGGCGGCGGGCGGCATCGGCCGATGTGAGGTACCACGCCGCCGTGGCCACATCGAGCGGCGCGGTGTCGATCACGGTGGAGATGACGGACAGGCGCTCGCCGGCCCGGAGTCCCGAGGCGGCGCGGCGGCCATCCATGGCGCAGCCGACTTCCAGGCTCACCGGCCGTTGTGCCGACAGGGCCATGACCAGGGCCAGGGTCGACGTCCCCCGGATCATGATTTCCTGGGCCGGGATGCCGCCGCTGGTGGTCAGGTCCACGAAGATCGTGAGCGGGGCCAGCTCGCCGGCCTGCTCGGTCGGCATGCGCATGCACTCCGGCTCACCCATCAGCGCCTCCGGCACGATGGGGAACGCGCCGGCCACACACGCCTCGTCGGTCGTGAACGTCGTGGCCAGCTCGGCGGCAAACTGCTCCATCAGCTTCTGCGCTTCTTCCACGCGGCCGGTGTCGCCGTACAGCGCATTGGCCCGCACGTCGGGCGACATGGCGATGCGCTCGTCTGCAAAACGCACCAGCTCGCCGGTGCTGTCGAATCTGAGGTAGTTAACTTCGGGACGGTCGAACATGCTTGCTCCATCGCCCGGCACGCGCCGGGCTGTTGACTGTTGGGGGTGTGTCAGGCCGTGATGGCGTGCCACTGCTGATCGTTGATGCCCTTGCGCAGCACCATGGACTTCACGGTGTCGACGGGCAGGCCCTGCGCCAGCAGGGAAGCGCCGTAGATCGTGGCGCGGGGGGTGATGGCCACTTTCAGGCCCTGCTCGGCGGCCTTGCGGCGCGTACGCTGAACGAAGCGGGCCCATTCGGTATTGCCGGAAAGCTCGACCTCAAGCTGCTCGTCAATCGGCCAATCCAGCATCACGAAACGGTCGATGGTGGCGGCGTCCAGCTTCATGCGGCCGGTGAACTCGGCTGTGGCCCCGTGAATGGTGTTCGCTGCGGCGATCACCACGCAGTCGGGGTGCCGCTCGATCATCCCGTCAGGGAAGGCCATCACGCCGTTGGCCAGCGCCGCGTTGAACGCGACCGCCGCGGCCGGCACGCTGCCGTCGATTTCATCGAACAGGTACACGCCGCCGTGCTCCCATGCCTTGCGGAACTCGGTGCCCTGGTACGTGCCCTGCGCGTCGATGAAGCCGGTCAGCTCGTACTTGGTGGCCAGCGCCCCGTTGCAGTGGAACGCCAGGCCGAGGGCCTTGGCCACGTTGCGGGCCGCGGTCGTCTTGCCGGTGCCCGGGGGGCCATACAGCCACACGTTGAGGCGGTGGCCGTCCGGCTGGCGTGCTGCGGCAACCTGCAGCAGCTGCTCGAAATTCTTGTGCTGGCGGCCGGTCAGCTTGACTTCGGCACGCTCCGACTTCACCAGAATCTCGCGGGGCGGCATGCCGGCAAGGGCCTGCTTCACGACCTCATGCGTTGCGGCGCCGAGTCGGTTGCACAGGTCAATCGCCTGCTCGTCCAGCATGGGGCGAACGATGGCGCGCACGCCGTCTTCGTTGACGCTGCCCGCTGCCAGCAGCTGCGCCAGCATCGTGGCCACATGGCCAACATCGGGGGCGGCAGACGCGGCAGGCGCCGGCTTGGTCTTCGCCTTCGGTGCGGCCGCCTTGGGCGGCTCGTCGTCGACGATTTCCTGCGGGTCGGCTTCGTCGGTCAGCCAGTCGTCGGCGTCGAACGCCTCGCCCTCGGCTTCGCAGACGGCGCGGGCTGCGTCCAGCAGCTTCTCGGTGCCGAAGCTGCGCAGCATGGCGACCAGCTCGCTTTTCAGGATGCGGTCATAGTCGCGCTTGACGCCCAGGTGTCTTGCCAGCTCGACCAGGCCGTCTTTGGTGATGTTCGACAGATTGAAAACTTGCACAGTCATGGTTCACTCCGGTTGTGCGGGTTGTGGAACGTGCTTCTGTGAGCACTCCTTGAATGCTCCCCGTGCGGAAGCATTCAAGGGTTGCCCCTTGGGCCGGCGGGCTTACATGGTTTGCCGCCGGTTAGCTGCCCTGCGCCTGTAGCGTTGCGACTCCACCCGGAGCCCTCGGCGCTTGCCCGGCCGCCTGCTTTCGCATGGCGCACCCCGGGCGCAGGGGTCATTGCTGTGTGCTGGTTGTTAAAGAGCGTCGGCATTGCTGCCAGGACTCAAATATACCCGGCAGGTAGCAATGCAACCCGGATGGATGCGAAATAAATGCTCCCAAGGGGTAGCAATGTTGCTGTAAAGCGACAGAATTCGTTGTTTTTTTGTATCCCGCGGGGTGCTGGTGTGGTTTCGCCCTGGTCGACAGTGGCCAGCGGGGCGGCCGGCCGGCAGACTGCTGCCCATGCCCCGGGATCCGGGGTCAGACCAAGCAACCCAAGATGAACAAAACCGAGCCACCAGACGGCGGCGGGCTGTCGCGCTTCTCCGAAACGTCGGAGCAGGTGATTGCCAAGGTGCGGGCCATGTCGCCGCGCACGCTGCTGTCCTTCTCATGCGGCAAGGACGCGATAGGCGCGCACCTGGCCATCCGGGATCACTTCGATGAGGTGGTGCCGTACTACCTCTATCTCGTCCCGGGCCTCGAGTTCGTGGATGAGTCGTTGGACTACTATGAGCGCACGCTGTTCGGCGGGCGCCGCATCATCCGACTGCCTCACCCGTCGCTGCCCCGCATGCTCAATGCGCTGGTGTTCCAGCCGCCTGATCGTGTGTCTGTGCTTGACCGGCTCGACATGGCCGAGCACGACTACAAGGAAGTGACGGACGCCATCAAGGCCGAGCTGGGCATGGGCGATGAGGTGCTGACGGCCAGCGGTGTGCGTGCCGCCGACTCGCCGCTGCGGTACATGCACTTCAAGAAGCGCGGCGCCATCACGTGGACCAAGGGCCAGTATTACCCGGTGTTCGATTGGAACAAGGCCAGGCTGGCCGAGGCCATCGAGCGCGCCGGCGTGAAGCTCCCGGTGGACTACCGGCTGTTTGGCCGCACCTTCGACGGCATCGACTTGCGGTTTCTCATCCAGATCCGCGAGCACTTCCCCCGCGACTTCCAGCGGATCCTTGACTGGTTCCCGCTGGCCGAGCTGGAGCTGTACCGGTACGACAAGAGGGCACAGGCATGAGCAAGTTTCTGAGCGGCAAGGCAACGGCCAAGCTGGGCAACGTCAAAGTCTCATTCGGCGGCGCAGGCGCCACCAGCCGCCTGTCGGGTGGGCCCGGCACGCTGGGCATCGGCAAGGGCAAGCAGCCGGAGCCCGAAGACGACCAGACGCTGGAAGAACACGCCGCCGAGGTGCTGACCGAAGCGGAGGCGGGTTTCCGGGATCGGGCGCGCAATGAAACCGATCGGTTCTTTCTGGCCACCGACACCGAATACTGGTTTGCCACGTGCTTCCAGTCCCGCAGCCAGAAAGACCAGTTCCTGGCCGCGCTGCGCGAGAAGTTCGGATTGAAGGACGACGGGGACAAGTACATCGACGGCTGGATGCTGGCCAAGGCGCTGGGCATCGAGCTGGATCGCGTGGAAGTGCCCTACAACACCAGCAGCAAGCTGGACAAGACATGGCTCGGCCTGGCGCGATAACAGGCTGATACCGGCGGGGATGCTCCCGCCCCATTGGTGCCCGCCGGGTGAGAGCCCTGCGGGCTTTTTGTCGTGCTCACACGGAGAACCGAAATGGCTTCCAAGTTCCTCATCAAGCCGAAGGGCCGCGGTGTGGGTGGCATGAAGGGGGTGCCGGCTTACGCCAAGCCCTACATGAACCCGCAGCGCAAGGCCCCCAAGGCTTCGGGTGGTGGCAAGGCCCGCAGCTCGGGTAGCTGACCAACAGCCGCACCAACAGCCGGCAACAGGCAACTGTTAGCCGGCTTCTTTCATGGCACTGCAGGTTTGCAACCTGGCCAACGGCTTTGCACAGCCAGGCGAATGACAGGGGTTCGATTCCCCTGGGTGCCCCCTCACGTATGCCATGACGGCCTAGTCCAATTGGCAGGATGCCGGGCTCCAAACCCGTGCGGTCTTGGTTCGAGTCCAAGGGCCGTTGCCATACGTGAGGGCAGACGCATGTAGCTGCATGCGCTCGGATCGCAATGGGTGCAGCGGGGCGGCCCTTGCCGCTTGGACACCCCCAAAAGGGGGCAACGCGGGCACCTCGCAACCACAAACATCCAGCGACCTTGAAGCGGGCCGGAGTATCAGCACCGGCGCCCTCGATCAAAACAGGATCAAGAAAGCAGCCCCACCAGGCCGCGCCATCGCCCAGCACTTGCCCGCTCGGGGCATCGGGCGAGCGCCAACCCCCGGGAGGGAGGAAGGCAGCGCAGGCAGGGGACGCGCCATTGCTGGCCAGCCCGTCAGGGTGAGGTGGCGCACCAGAAACGCCAGCAGCCATCCATGTGGATAGACGAGCGCCCGGGACACCAACACCGGGGACGCGGCAGGGGATGGCACCCAACAGCGAGCAGCGGCAAGCCGGATGGCGGGCTGTCTGCTCATCTTTTTGTTCACCGCCATGAGCCAAGATATGGACACGTCGAACAAGCCGCGTCCAGCGAGGAAGGCGGCCACCAAGAAGGCGAAAGCCGCCACGACCGAGAAGCGCAAGCCAGGGCGCCCGCCGTTCCAGCCAACGGACGACATGCGCGAGCTGGTCAAGGAATGCGCGGGAGCCGGCTGCAGCCACGACACCATCGTGGGTGTGCTGGCCGCCGAGCTGGGCGTGAAGATCAGCGACGAAACGCTGCGCAAGTATTTCGGCGACGAGCTGGCCAACGGTGCCGCGTCGATGGATGCGCGCCTGCAGCATGCGATGTGCGCGCTGGCCCTTGAGGGCAACTACGCCGCCCTGGTCTTCCTGCACGCCACGCGCAAGGGCATCAGCATCAAGATGCCGAAGGAAGACCCACCGCCGCCGCCACCGCCGCCGCCGCCGGTCGTCTTCACGATCAACAGCCAGGCGCCGCAGGGCTCTCTGGATCACCTGCTGTCGGCCAACACCACGGGCAAGGCCCACACGATGGCTGGCCAGGCCGGGAGCGCCTGATGGTTGCGGCCGTTCGCATGGCTGTGCATGAACAGCTCAACGAGCCGGCCAAGCTCACGGCGCTGTTCGACGGCAAAGCACGCTACCGGGTGGCCCACGGCGGCCGGGGTGGTGCGAAGTCATGGGGCTTCGCCCGCCGGCTGCTGCTGCGCGCCATCATGCAGTCGACCCGGGTGCTGTGCACGCGGGAGTTCCAGACGAGCATCGAAGACTCGGTGTATCGGCTGCTGGTCGACCAGATCGACGCCATGGGCCTGGGCCCGTACTTCAAGGTTCAGAAGCGCGAGATAACGTGCCTGTTCAACGACAGCCGGTTTGTCTTCGAGGGCCTGGCGCGCAACGTCCGCAACATCAAGTCGATGGAGGGCATCGACATTGCCTGGATCGAGGAAGCCGAGAAGGTTTCCGATGCATCCTGGGAGCTGTTGATTCCCACGATCCGCAAGCCCGGATCCGAGCTGTGGGTGAGCTTCAACCCGGCAGACGAGGCCGACCCGACTTACAAGCGGTTCGTGCTGGGCACGCCGCCGGACATGCGGCGCGTCGAAATCAACTATTGGGATAACCCATGGTTCCCCGACGAGCTGCGCAAGGAAATGGAGTACCTGCGCAGCGTCGACACCGACGCCTATCTGCATGTTTGGTGCGGCCAGCCACGCCAGCGCAGCGATGCCCAGGTGCTCAACGGCAAGTGGCGCATTGACAGCTTCACCGACAAGGACATGGCCGGGGCTGATGGCCCGTACTACGGCATGGATTGGGGTTTCTCGGTCGACCCGTCGGCGGGCGTGCGCTGCTGGATCAAGGACAACACGCTTTTCATCGACTACGAGGTGGGCGGGCAGGGCATCGAGCTGGACGAGCTGAACACGGTTATCCGGCGCCTGCCTGGTGCCGACAGTCGCGTGATCCGCGCAGACAACAGTCGGCCGGAAACCATCTCTCACGTCGCCAAGCCTGACCGCAAGGGCAACCCGGGGCTGCGCATCATCGCGGCCGACAAGTGGCCCGGCAGCGTGGAAGACGGCATTGCCTGGTTGCGTGGCCTCAAGGCCATCGTGATCCATGAGCGGTGCAAGAACGTCATTCAAGAGGCTCGACTGTGGTCCTACAAGGTCGACAAGCTGACCAGCGACGTGCTGCCGGTGCTGGTCGATGCGCACAACCACTGGTGGGATGCGGTGCGCTACGCGCTGCAGCCCCTCATCCGTAAGCGCGAGCCGATGAAGGCCGTGCCGAACTACCACATGGCCCGGTGACGGGCTGACGCCATGGACTTTCAAGACTTCAAACAGACGGCGCGGCGCGACCGGGACTATCCCGAGCGCCAGCATGAGCTGGCCATGCGCATCGCGGTGCGTGACGGCCAGCTGTATGCCAGCCTGATTCGACCGTTCCACGTCGAAAAGGACGACTCCGGCCAGTACATCCCGCTGCGCCAGCGCCGCCCCTCGGTGCGCTACAACCTGTGCCGCGTGGTGGTCGATGACAGCGTTTCCCTGCTGTTCGCAGACGGCCACTTCCCGGCCATCGAGTGCACCGATGAGGCGACCCGTGATGCCCTCACGGCCCTGGTCCGCGACACGGAGCTGCCCGCCATCATGGTCGACGCAGCCACCCGCGGCTCGGTGGGCTCGGTGGCCATCCACATGCGCGTGCTGTCCGGCCGGCTGTTTTGGGCTGTCTATGACACGCAGTTTCTGGCGCCAACCTGGCGCGCAGACGCGCCGGACACGCTGGCCATGGTGCGCGAGCAGTACAAGGTCAAGGGCAAGGTGCTGGCGGGCATGGGCTACACCGTGCCCAAGGACGACGCCGAGAGCGACTACTGGTTTCGGCGCGACTTCACCGACGCCGCCGAGGTGTGGCACATGCCGGTCAAGTGCGGCACGCCAGAAGCTGAGGCGGCCGACTGGCCGGTGGACGCCGCCAAGACCACGACGCACGGCCTGGGCTTCGTCCCGCTGGTGTGGGTGAAGAACCTGCCAGGCGGCAACGGCGTCGACGGGGCATGCACGTTCCCCGACGAAGCCGTGGACACCATGATCGAGCTGGACTACCAGCTGTCGCAGGCCGGCCGGGCCTTGAAGTACGCCGGCGACCCCACGCTGATGATCCGAGAGCCCGCCGTGGACAACGACGGCCAGGTGATCCGCAGCGCCGGCAATGCCGTGGTGGTGGGCCCCGAGGGTGACGCCAAGATGCTGGAAATCACAGGCGGCGCCGCGGCGGCCGTTCTTGAGTACGTCCGGGCCTGCCGCGAGCTGGCCCTGGAGGGTGCTCACGGCAACCGATCGAACGCCGACAAGCTGAGTGCTGCACAGTCCGGCCGGGCCATGGAGCTGATGAATCAGTCTCTCATCTGGCTGGCCGACAAGCTGCGCACCAGCTACGGCACGGCGCTGCTGCGCCTGCTCCGCATGGCCATGCAGGCGCGGGCCAAGCATGAGCTGGTCGACAGCCTGGGCGAGAAGGTGCCGGAGCTGAAAAGCGGCGACCGCCTCACGCTGCGTTGGCCCCACTGGTACGCGCCCACCTACAGCGACAAACAGCTGGAGGTGGCCACGCTCAAGGATGCAACCGGGGGCCGTCAGCTGCTGTCGCAGGAAACCGCCGTGAAGGCCCTGGCCACCTGCTACGAGGTCGCGGATGCGGCCGACGAGCTGCGCCAGATCAAGGCAGACGGCCCGATGCCCGACGCGAAGCCCGACCCCGAACCCAAACCCGGCAATGAGCCAGGGAAGGAAGACTGATGCCCTCTGTTTTCATCACGCAGACCAACCGATACAGCCTGGCCGTCGGCACCACGCAGAACGTGACCGACGCGCAGGCCAAGCAGCTCTATGACGACGGCGCAGCCATCGCCAGCGAGCTGGCCATTCTGCCGACCGACACCACGCCCAGCTGGTGGCGCACCTTCATCAACAGCGTGCAGTCGTGGGTGACCGGCGCCTTTGTCAGCATCGCCGGCGCGCAGACCATCACGGGCGCCAAGACGTTCAACCAGTCGCTCTCGGCGAACGGCGGCCTCAACGTCAGCGGCGCCACGGCGTCGTCTGAGCAGCGCACCTACTCGACCGCCCGCGTGGTCGATGTGACGGCCGGCAATGCGGCCATCACCATCACCGGCGGCAAGCTGTCCACCCTCATCACCTCGCCGGCAGCGGCCATCACGGTGACCATGGCCACCGGCAACGCGGATGGCGAGCGCCGCCGCATCGTGTTCGGCGCTGCGTGCACCGTGACCTGGGCGGCCTCCACCGGATCCGTCAGCCCGCTGGCCAAAACGAGCTTTGCCGCTGGTGAGTCCATCGAGCTGGTCTGGAACAACGCAGCAGGCCAGCCGGCCAACTCCACCGCCACGACGTGGTACCCCTTCTGAGGCTGACGCATGGCCACCTACGACCTCACCCAAAACGCCAGCGCCACGGTGCTGGAAGTCCTCAAGCCGCAGCTGGCCTACCGCTATGAGCGGCACGTGAACGTGCTCGCACAGGGCGGCCTGGCCGTCGGCGACACCGTGTACTTCGACGTCGACGTGCCCGACTGGTGCCGCACCATCGTGGCCAGCAAGCGGACCAACACCGCCAACGCCGACACGCTGACCGTCACCTGCGTGGACAGCGGCCCGGCCATCCAGCCGATGCTGGCGATCAAGACGGCAAGCCAGGTGCAGACCGGCGGCAGCACGTCCAGCGCCGCAGCCAGCTCCGTGATGATGCAGCTGTACCCCGTCGGCAAGAAGGTGCGCATTGCGCTGACCCTGGCCACCTCCGTGCCGGCGCAGTGCGTGCTGTCCGTGAGCTTGTACGACCTCTGACCCAACAGGCGGCAACAGCCGCGACTGTTCCCCACCGGGCCCGCTGATGCGGGCCTTTTTCATTGCAACCGAGAAAGTCCTGATGACGAACTCTGCACCCTCGCCCGAGCTGATCGCCGGCGCCCCCGACCTGCACATGGGCAACGTCGCCCCCTTCCTGTGCAAGAAGCTGGCTGTGCCTGGCTGCATCGTGCTGCTGTCCAACGAAGACGGCACCGTGGCACTGGCGGCCCATGGCGTGAACCACGCCCGCGCCAACGAAATGCTGTCCATCGGCATTCACATCAACCTGTCGCAGCACTACGACGCTGTGCGCGCAGGCCACGCCGGCCCCGAGGCTGCAGAGCTGCAGCACGTCATCGACACCAACAAGGAGTAACCCAGCATGTACGTCGCACGATTTGCACGATTCGCACTCATGGCCGCCAGCATGGCCGTCTACATGGAGCAGGCCAACGGTGGCGAGGGCGGCTCCGGTGGCGGTGGCGGTGGCGCCAGCACGCCGCCTGCCTCGACCGGCCAGGCGCAGACCTTCTCCGCTGAGTACGTCCGCGAGCTGCGCGAAGAAAACCGCAGCTGGCGCGAGAAGTACCAGACGCTGAAAGGCGAGAACGCCACCCTCAAGGAAGCCGCCGAGAAGGCCGGCAAGGATGCCGACGGCAAGGTGACCGCTGCTGAGAAGGCGGCCAACGACCGCATCCTGCGCTCCGAGCTGAAGGCCCACGCCATCAAGGCCGGCCTGGTCGACCTCGATGCGCTCAAGCTGGCAGATCTGTCCAAAGTCAAGCTGAACGACCAGGGCGAAGTGGAAGGCGCCGAAGATCTGTTCAAGGGCCTCAAGGAAGCCAAGCCCTACCTGTTCGGCCAGGCCAGCACCTCGACCCCGGCCACCCCGCCGGCCAGCACGCCGCCGGCCGCCACCAACGCGAAGACCATCACCGACCCGGGCCAGTACGCCGCGAGCAAATCGCAGTTCCTGGCGCAGTTCGGCAGCTGATCCACCCGCAGCCCTTCACCCACCCACGAAAACCGCACCAGCGCCCGGCCTGACGGCTTGGCGGGGGTGCGGTTTCGTTCTTCCTGAGAGCGCCACGCATGCGCAACCTTCCATCGGGGCCTGACGCCCAGGGGAGTGACTTCTTCATCACACCTTTGGAGCACACCACATGGCTATCCAGAACATGCCCACCGCCCTGCAAGCTGCAATCCAGCAGGGTTTCCTCGAGCGCGAATTCCAAGACGGCCTGACGTCGGGCCTCGGCTTCCGCGCCATCGCTGACCGCGAAGTGGTCAACATCAACGTCGGCGAAACGGTCACCAAGACCCGCCGCGGCCTCAAGGCTCCGGTCACCACGCCGATGACGCCCAGCTCCAACACCGGGCTGGACAACGGCCTCACCGCCAGCTCGTTCACCGTGGAGCAGTACACCCTGGGCATCGACCAGTACGCTGACACCATCGACCTGAACGTGGTCACCAGCCAGGTGGGCATCGCCAACCAGTTCCTGGCCAACGCCCGCACCAACGGCACGCAGGCCCGCCAGTCGCTCGACCGCCTGGCCCGCAATGCGCTGTTCGCGGCCTACCAGGGCGGCAACACCTTCGTGCGTGTCTCGCTTGGCGCCGCTGCTGCCACCATCAGCGTGGACGACGTGCGCGGCTTCGAGAACGTGCTGGTGGGCGGCAAGTTCGTGAGCGTGTCCGGCACCAACACTGCCACGGTGCTGGTTGGCTCGACCACCTACACCCTGACCGGCGTCACCCGCGACGGCACCAACGTGTCCACCACCTTCGGCGGCATTTCGGGCACCCTGACGTTCTCCACGAACGTGACGACTGCCAACGGCACGCTGGGCAACGTGGTCTACCACACCAATGCCCCGGTGCTGCTGCGCCCCAACGGCAAGTGGTCCGGCGGCTCGGCCTTTGGCGGCACGACCACCCAGCGCGCCCTGGCCTCGACCGACGTGCTCACCCTGTCGGTGATCGAGGACGCGGTGGCCCAGCTGCGCAACAACACCGGCATCATGGATCAGATGTTCAACCTGTACCTCGACAACGTGTCGATGCGTCAGCTGTTCTCGGATGCCGATTTCAAGCAGCTGTACCAAGGTCAGTACGGCAGCACCGAAGCCAAGCGCGGCCAGGTGTTCCAGCTGATGGGCGTGAACTTCATCCCGACGACCGAGGCGCCGGTGCAGCAGCACCAAGTCACCACCACGCTGACGGTGCGCCGCCCGGTGCTGGTGGCGCCTGGCGCTCTGGTCGAAGGCGACTTCGCGGGCATGACGCAGAAGGCCAGCGAAACGGCCGGCATCAACAGCGAAATCCAGATGGTCGACGGCGTGGCGCAAGTCGTCCGCGGCCCGCTGGACCGCCTGAGCCAGATCGTTTCGCAATCGTGGTTCTGGATCGGTGGTTTCGTCGCCCCGACCGACGCGACGGCGAACAGCAACATCATCCCGACCGCTGGTGCTCAGTACCTCAAGCGCGCCGTGGTGATCGAGCACGTCTGATCGCTGACGTGACGTGATGGCGGGGGCTTCGGCCCCTGCCTGGTTCAACCATCGACCGAGGAATGCCCATGGCATCGAAGAATCCCAAGGCGGCCGAGCCGGCCACCAAGCTCAACGGCGAGCCCATGCCGGAGTTCACCGTGACCCGCGTTGTGGTGGAAAGCCTGTACGGCTTCTATGACGAAGAAAACGGCGGCGATCTGCGCATGTGGTCGCCGGGCGCGGTCGTCACCGACCCGGCAGAAATCGAGCTGCTGCTGTTGCGTGATGCGCCCGTGACGGCCTACGGGGAGCCCGTGTAATGGCCTTCACCGACGCCGAGAAGGTGGACATTCGACGCTTCTGTGGGTATGGCGCCTATGGCGGCGGCCAGCCCCTGCCGGCGTCGGGCTACCGTTTCAGCACCCGTTACGGGACGCTGGAATACAAGATGAACACGCTGGGCACGGCCGAGGAAGCCGTGGCCCGCACGTTCCTGGCCAACCTGCAACAGCTCGAGACTGCCGTGGTGGCCGCGGGCGCCAACCTTGACACCGCATCGGCCGCGGTGTGGACGCGCAACCCTAACGAGGTCCGCGACCGCACCCGGCTGTATCGCCAGCAGCGCCGCGAGTTCTGCTCGTTCCTGGGCATCCCGCCTGGCCCCGAGCTGGGCGACGGCGGCCTGACGCTGGTGGTGTGACATGGACGGCGCCGCAATCCAACAGAAGGTGTACGCCGGCTATGCCAAGGCGGCGGCCATCATCGGCACGTCGTTCGACCAGTACCGGCCAGCAGGCGCCGACAGTCCGCTGGCCGCCGGAAACAAGGTGGCCAGCATCCTGGCCGCGCTGGACAGCTCGCCTTCCTACGGCTTCCACAAGCCGAACGAATACGGGGATGCAACGTGGTACGCACTCATCAACGCATCGGCCATCCAGGCCGGGGACTACATCACCAACGGCACGGGCACCTACTTCGTGGCGGCCAAGCAGCCGCTGCTGCCGGTGCTGATGGTGGAGTGCACCCGGACCATCCGGGTGGTGCGCCAACAGCTGCAGGCGGCTGTCGGGGCAGTTGGCTATGGTGGCTTGCAAACGGCCGCCGAGGTGCCGGTGATCGGCTCCACTGACCCGGCCACGCACTGGCCCGCCTCCATCCTGTTGGGTGGCGGCGGGGGAGGGCAGGGCCTGGGCCTGCCTGGCGGCGTGATGCCGGCCGGGCGCCGGATCCTGCTGCCCCCATCCGTGCCTGTCACGCTGCTTGCCGGTGATCTGGTCTATGACGACCTGGGCCGCCGGTTCATCATCACCGCGCCCGAGCTGACCGAGCTTGGCTGGCGCATCAACGCAACGGAGGTGCACGCCTGATGGCTGACCAGTCCGATGTGCTCGACGCCCTGGTGGCGTCCATCGCCGCCGCGGTCTACCCGAACGGCACCAGCCAGCCCGCCGTGGCTGGCGGTGGCGCCCGGGTCTATCCCGGCTGGCCTGTGCCGCAGCAGCTCGATGCTGACCTGGGCGCGGGCATCACCCACGTGTCGGTCTTCCCGCTGCCCGGGGAGGCTGTCACTTCTCGCTACCTGAACGGCAACGAGCGCGAGCTGTCGACCAGCCCGGCCAAGCTGTTCCTGACTGTTGCGGGGCAGGCCATCACGCTGTCCGGGTCGATCCCGACGGCGGCCGACCCGCACACCCTGGTGCTCATCGTCAGCGGAAAGTCGTACGCCTACGCTGTGAAGACCACCGACACGCTGGCCACCGCGGCCTCGGCGCTCGCTGCCCTGGTGGCGGTCGACGTGCCGGGCACTGCGGCTGCAGGCGCTGTGCTCACCCTGCCGATTGCAGGGCGCATCGGCGCCGCCCGGGTGGCCACCACCGGCACCTACAGCCGGACCCTGCGCACGCAGACCTTCCCCGTGCAGATCACGGTGTGGGCGCCGTCGCCGCAGGACCGGAAGGACGTTGCCGCGGCCATCGACGTGGCCTTGGCAGCAGCTCCCTTCCTGAACCTGGCAGACCAGAAGGCCCGCTTGTCCTATCGCGGATCCACCACGACGGACGCAGGACAGAAGGACCGCGCCTATCGGCGTGATCTGGTCTACCTCGCTGAGTACAGCACCACGCTGGTGTCGACCACCACGACCGTCGCTGTCGAAGCCATCAACGTGACCACGCAAGGGGCTGACCCTGCTGTGGGCACGCTCTCCATCAACACCACCAACCTGTGACGCCATGGCCATCAAGCTGATCGTTACCCAAGAGTTTGGGGACTACCCCCGAGGCTGCGAAATCACCGAGCCCGAGGCCATCGCGGCCGTGCTCGACGGCGACAACGCCACCAACGTGGTCAAGGTGAACGCACCCGACCCCGAGCCGGCCGAGTAAGGCCAGCCAGCCCGCCCATGAGCCCGCCACCTGGCGGGCTTTTTCGTTTCTGCCATAGGAGCAACGCATGCCTGTTGTGCAACAGGGCTCGATCAACACCACCGCGCTGATCGTCCCGGATCTCTACGTCCAAATCGTCCCGCCCAGCGTCACGCTGCTCAACGGCCTGCCCACCAACATCCTGGGCATCGTCGGCACGGCGCAGTGGGGCCCGGTGAACAACCCGGTGACCATCGGCGACATGGCCGGCTACTCGCGCCAGTTCGGCGCGATCCAGGCCCGGAAATACGACATGGGCACGGCTGTCGCCGCGGCTGTCCTGCAGGGCGCGAACAACTTCCGATGCGTGCGCGTGACCGACGGCACCGACGTCGCCGCCAGCATCGTGGTGCTGACCAACTGCATCACCTTCACCTCGAAGTACAGCGGCACGCTGGCCAACGGTGACACGGTGACCATCGCCAACGGCACCAAGGCCAGCACCTACAAGGTGACGGTCGCCCGCGCAGGCTATGTGCCCGAGGTGTTCGACAACATCAGCGGCACCGGCAACGCGCTGTGGGTCAACATCGCCGCGGCCATCAACAACGGCCAGGCCGGCGTGCGTGGCGCGTCTGACCTGATCGTGGCCACCGCCGGCGCCGGCACCACCGCCCCCTCGCTGACGACCTACACGCTGGCCGGCGGCACCGATGGCGCCACCACTATCACCGGCAGCACGCTGGTGGGCGTGGACACCGTGCCGCGCAAGGGCATGTACGCGCTGCGCAACACCTTCACCAGCATTGCCATGCTGGTCGACTGCGACGACTCGACCACGTGGAGCACGCAGGTGTCTTTCGGCCTGGCCGAAGGCATCTACATGATCGCCACCGGCCCGTCCGGCGACAGCATCACCAACGCAGTGAGCACCAAGAGCACGGCCGGCATCGACAGCTATGCCATGAAACTGTTGCTTGGCGATTGGGTGTACTTCAACGACACCGTGAACGGCTACGTCCGCCTGGTGAGCCCGCAGGGTTTCATCGCCGGCCGCCTGGCCAACCTGTCGCCCGAACAGTCCAGCCTCAACAAGCCGCTGTACGGCGTCGTCGGCACCCAGCAGTCCTACAAGGGCCTGGTCTATTCCGGCGCGGAGCTGACCCAGCTCGGCCAGGCCGGCATCGACGTCATCACGAACCCGTCGCCCGGCGGCTCGTACTTCTCGGCGCGCTTTGGCCACAACACCAGTTCCAACGCGGTGACCAACGGGGACAACTACACCCGGATGACCAACTACATCGCCTACACGCTCAACAGCGGCATGGGCCTGTTCATCGGTCGACTGCACACCCCGCAGTTCCGGCTGGAGGCGGGCGCCACGGTGTCGGCCTTCCTCGATGGCATGTGGCAGCAGGGGATGATCGGCAGCGCCGACGGCAGCGTGCCGTACAGCGTGCAGATCGACAGCAGCAACAACCCGCAGAACCGTGTGGCCCTGGGCTATGCGCAGATGGACGTGAAGGTGCGCTATCTGTCCATCGTCGAAAAGTTCATCGTGAACGTCGAAGGCGGCCAGTCTGTGCAGATCAACCGTCAGACCGCTTCGCTGACCTGACCCACTCCAGCCCCTTGACCGTGCCGTGAAAACGGCGCCATGAGCCCGCCAGGCCCCTTGCCGGCGGGCTCTTTGTTTTCAGGAGAACCCCACATGCCCGTGAACGGCTTTTCCGTCGGCCGCGACGTTTCGCTTTCCATCGTGACTGCCAGCGGCCCGCTGCGCCTGTCGCTCATCACCGGCTTCTCCGCGAAGCCCAACACCAAAGACCAGCCGATCAAGGGCATGGACGGCGTGACCCGTCACCTGCGATTCCCTGATGGCTGGTCCGGCTCGTTCGACGTGGAGCGCCAGGACAGCACGGTGGATGACTACTTTGCCCAGCTCGAGGCGAACTACTACGCCGGCCAGAACGAGGCCCCGGCGACCATCACCGAAACCATCACCGAGCCGAACGGCAGCGTGACGCAGTACCGCTACACCGGCGTGCTGCTCAAGCTGGACGACGCGGGCAGCTGGACCGGCGATGCGTCGGTGAAACAGCGCCTCTCTTTCATCGCATCGCGCAAGCTCAAGCTGGCGTAACACCAGGGACACACCATGAACGTCACCATCAACACCACCCCCACCCAGCAGATCATTGCCGCCGCCGTGCGCGAGGCCGAGGTGATCGACGGCGCCGGCCGCGCCATCAAGCTGCGCAAGCCCGGCGTGCTCGCGCAGTTCCGGCTGGTCGAAGCCGTCGGCGATGCCGCCAAGAATGCCGTCTACATGGGCATGTGCATGCCCCTGCTGTTCGTCGCATCCATCGACGGCGAGGACGTCGAACCCATCGCACGCAAGTCCGAGCTGGAGGCGCTTATCAACCGGCTGGGCGAGGAGGGCGTGGCCGCCATCATGGCCAAGGTGGACGAGGTCTTTGGCGCTTCGGACCCCGAGGCAGACAAGGCCGCCCTAAAAAAGTCGCAACAGCCGCCCCAATAAGGGAGCGGCTTTGGCTGGTGAAGAACGGGGTTCCGTTCGATGTGGCCTTTTCGCTCGATGAGGTCACAGCCGCCGGCTGGTGCATCGCGTTCTCCGAAATGGAGGGGCACCAGTTCGACTGGTCTGCCATGAAGTTCAAGGAGTCGTGATGCTTCCGACAACCGCACGCAGCGCGCCACGGGTGGCGCACGTGTTTGGCGGCAATGACCCCGTTGGGGCGTTCGTGAGCCACATGATCGCTGTGCAGCGCAACATCGAAGCCCACGCAAGCCGTGGCCTTGATCGCGCCGCCAGGCTGATCGAAGAAGACGCCAGGGGGCGGCCAGGCAACTACCAGCCCGCCGTCGGCCCGTTCCCCGCGTGGGCGCCGCTGTCGGCGTCGTACGAGGCCAAGAAGGTGGCGGCTGGCTTCCCGGCCAATTCGCCCCTGGTGCGCAGCGGGGACATGCGCGACAGCATCGGCCGCACCGTGCGCGGGCTGGAGGCCGTTGTGGGCGCCACGGACCCCACCATGGTGTTCCATGAGCTGGGCACGTCGCGCATGCCGCCGCGTCCTGTGCTGGGGCCGGCCGTCTTCCGCAACCGCAAGGCCATCGAGCGGCTGCTGGGTGACGCGCTACGCGACGGGATCTTGGGCGGCCAGATCACCGAGGCCGGCGGGTACTTCGGTTAACCGAACACGCCCATCAGCACGATGCCGATGGTCACAACCCCGCCGAGCACCAGCATTGCGCCGGCCAGGGTGAGCACCACGCCAACCAGGCCGGCCAGCAGGCGCACAAGGTACTGGCCAGGCGTCATCGGTGCCGCGGCCGGCGTCACTGGCCGGATGCGCGGGTACTGCACAAAGCTGAAACGGTCAGCTGCCCATTCATGTGCGCGCTGCGCAGCGCGCCCCATCCAACTACTCATGGCGGTGTCCAATGTTTGAAGCCTATGCAATCGGCGTCCGGCTGTCCCTCATCAACAACGTCACCTCCGGGCTGACCTCGATCATCGGCCAGTTCCAGACGTTCAACAGCCACCTTAATGGTTCGCAGCGTCAGCTGTCGCAGATTGAAAGTCAACTGTTGCGAATCTCTCGCCTGACTGTTGCCGGCGGCGCGCTGGCTGCTGTCGGGGGCTTCGGGCTCGGTCTGTTCAAGGGTCCGCTGGACGCGGCACGCGAGTATGAAACGGCCTACGCCCGATTCAAGACCCTGAACCTGGGTGATGCCGTAAACCAACAGGCCGACAGCTTCGCCCGCGGCGCCAACAAGTTCGGCACCAGCGCGGCGCAGATGATGGACACGTTCCGCGAGTCCTATGCGTTCTTTGGCAACATGAGCCAGGCGCAGTTTGCCGCCGGCAAGATCGGTGAGCTGAACGCGGCCAACGCGGTGCTGTTCGGTGGGCGCGTCAGCGCCATCGACGGCGCCGCCACCAAGTCGCTGATGCGCTTCGCCGACATGCGCGGCGCAACGAACAGCCCGGAAGACTTCTTCAAGACGCTCAACCTGGCGCAGCGCATGGTCACCGGCTCCGGCGGCTCGCTCAAGTTCAACGACCTTGAGGCGTTCGCAAAAACCGGCGGCACCGCGTTCAAGTCGCTGTCTGATGAGGGTATCGTGCACCTGGGCTCGGCCATGCAGGAAATGGGCGGCTCGCGCACCGGCACGGCGCTGATGACCATGTACCAGAACCTCGTCGCCGGCCGCGCAACGAAGCAGGCCCAGCACGCGCTGGCCAACCTGGGGCTGGCCAACCTTGAGCAGATCAAGATTGGCGAGGTGGGCGGCAAGACGCAGACGCGCATGGTCACCAACGTGAACCCCGAGTTTCTGGCGCTGATGCGCACGGACCCGGTGATGGCGCTGTCCAAGTACATGATGCCCGCCATCAACAGCAAGCTGGGGCTCAAGGCGTCCGACGACACCGAGAAGGCCGACCAGCTGCGCGCCAAGATCATCAACGATCTGTTCTCTGACCGCACCGGCTCCAACCTGGCCACGGGCGTGGCGCTGCAGATGGTGCAGGTGATGCGGGATTCCAAATTCATCCAGCAGGCCATGGGCGTGGACAAGACCATTGGCGCCGCAAAGAAGACCACCGACGGCCAGATGGCTGACCTGACGGCCAAGTGGCGCGACACGCAGAAAGAGCTGGGCCTGGTCGTGCTGCCCATCGCCATCAAGGCGGCCGAGAAGCTGCGCGACACGCTGCAGAGCCTGACCGACTTTGCGCGGGAGCATCCCAAGCTGACGAAGGCCATCGCGCTGTCGCTGGCCGTTGTGTCGGGCCTGGCCATGGTCGGCGGCGGCCTGCTGCTGATGCAGGGCGGCCTGATGGCGGTGCGCCTGGCGCTGGGCGCTGGAACCGCATCGACGCTGGGCGCGCTGCTGACTGGCGCCGCGTCCGGCCTGGGCCTGATCGCGGCCAAGGCGGGTTTGCTCGCCGGGGCTGGGTATGTGGGCTACAAGGCCGGCACCTGGCTCAACGACAACGTGGTGAACCCCGGCGTTGAGTGGCTTTCAGGCCAGAAGGGGCAGACCCTCGGCGGCTGGGTCTACGACGCCACGCACAGCGACCCCATGGCCAAGCCCGATCGCTTCGTGCGAGGCGGCGGCGGCCGGCCCGTGCAGGTGTCCACACAGATCAACCTCGACGGCCGCAAGGTGGCTTCCGTCGTCACCAAGCACCAGGCCAACGAGGCATCCCGCCCGTTCGCATCTGCCGGTGGCTTCGACCCCAACCAGGGCCTGGCCCCGCTCGCCCTCTCCAACCTGCGATAAGCCATGCAACCATCCACCACGCTGACGCTGGGAGACTTCACGTTTTCCGGCACCGAAATCCCCGAGCGCCTGCCGTTCGGTGGTGACCAGGCGCTGGTCGTGCACCGACTGGTGGGCGGCAAGCGGATCATCGACGCCATGGGCCCCGACCCTGCCCCCGTGGACTGGTCCGGGGTGCTGTTCGGCGCCGATGCGCTCAAGCGCGCCCGCTACCTCGACAACCTGCGCATGCGCGGCACCCCGCTGACGCTGGCGTGGTCCGAGCTGCGCTACACCGTCATCGTTCGCTCGTTCCGCGCATCCTTTGAGCTGGCCTACAACATCCCCTACAGCATCAGCTGCGAGGTGGTGAGCTTCGACAGTCAGCCGGTGACGTCGGCGCCTTCTGCCGGCGTGGATGTGTGGGTGCAGCAGGACGCACAAGCGGCCGGCAACCTGGCCGACGCCATCGGGGACAGCAAGCTGTCCGAGCTGGTGGCCGCCATGCAGTCGGCGACCGCGGCTGTTTCCAACTTCGCCACAGCGAGCCAGGCGGCCATCAACTCGGTGCTGGTCCCCGTGCAGGCCGTCCAGTCTGCTGCGCAAACCATGCTGGCCACCGCGGCCAACACGATCAACAGCGTGGCGACGGTCGGCGGGATCCTGCCGAACAACCCCGTGGCGGCGCAGGCCGCACGACTCACGGGGCAAGTGGCCGCCATGACGCAGGCGCCGCTGCTGCTGCAGCTCAGTTCGACAGTGGGGCGCATCGCTGCCAACGTCGGCCAGGCGCGCAGCGGATCCACCACCACGGTGGCCGGCGGCAACCTGTTCGACCTGGCGGCCGACGCATACGGTGACGCATCCGAATGGTCGACCATCGCCCGCGCCAATGGCCTGACTGACCCGATGCTGTCGGGGGTGTCCACGCTGTCGCTGCCGGCCGAGCCGGATGGCATGGGAGGGGTGACCAATGTCTGACCTGAACACCCAGCCGACGCCGGTTGCGCGCCAGCCCCGTGGGGCCGTGCTGGTCAATGATGTGCTGGTGCCCTGGGAGTCTTTCGAGGTCACCAACAACACCACATTTGATGCCGACGAGTTCCGCGTGTGGCTCCCGCTGTCGTCCCTGCCGGCCGAGCTGCCGGTGGACACGCTGGCCAGCGGCAAGAGCCTGCGCGTGCAGGTGCGCGCCGGCATCGGTGCCGACAAGTCGGTGGCGCAGCTGCAGCACCTCATCACCGGCCGCGCCGATGACGTCAGCGTGGACTATGCCCGCGGCATGGTGGAGCTGTCGGGCCGGGACTTCACCGGCCTGTTCATCGACCGCAAGACCACGGAGAAGTTCGCCAACATGACGGCCGGCGCCATTGCTCGCGTGCTGGCCGCTCGCGTGGGCCTGCTGCCCGTGGTGAAGGACACCGCGAAGCTGGTGGGCAGCTACTACGCCATCGACCACGCGCTGATGACGCGAGAGGTGAGCGAATGGGATCTGCTGACCTGGCTCGCCCGGCAAGAGGGCTTTGCGGTCTACGTGTCCGGCAGTGAGCTGCATTTCGAGCCCAAGCCGTCCGAGAAGGGGGCGCCCTATGTGCTGCAGTGGACGCCACCGGCCGACGGGGCGCCCTCGTTCACCGGCATGGATCTTCGGCTGTCGCGCAACCTCACGGTGGCCCGCGACGTGACCGTGACCGTGCGCAGTTGGTCGGCCAAGGGCAAGAAGGTCGTTGAGGCCACCTACCCGAAGGGCAAGCACAAGGGGGCGGCTGCGGGCACCAGCGGCGCATCGCAGCCAGATGGCTACGTGCGCAACATCCCCGGCCTGACGCATGAGCAGGCGATCCAGCGCGCCCAAGCCATCCACGCAGAAATCACGGCCCACGAAATGAAGCTGGACGTGACCCTGCCCGCCGACGAGCTTCTGACAACGACGGTGCCTGTTGCCTTGCGCGGCACCGGCACCGCCTTCGACCAGACCTATTACCCGGAGTCGATCACGCGGCGCATGAGCATGACGGACGGCTACCTCATGACCTTGCGCGCCAAGAACCGCTCCCCTGACAACGAGGTGACCCTGTGAAACAACTGTTGAACACGATGCGGCTGCAGGCCCTGATGGCCAACGCCGGCCGCGGCGTCACGCGCCTGGGCACCGTGACCAGCTACAACCCCAACGACTACAGCGTGAAGGTCAGCCTTCAACCGGAGGGCGTGGAAACCGGCTGGATCCCGCTCGGCTCGCCGTGGGTTGGCAATGGCTGGGGGCTGTTCTCGCCGCCAGCGGTGGGCGACATGGTGCACGTCGAATTTCAAGAGGGGCACCCGGAGGCGGGCATTGCTTCCCTTCGGCTGTTCAGCGATGAGGACCGGCCTTTAGCCTGCCCATCCGGCGAGCTGTGGATGGTTCACCAGTCGGGCGCATTCTTCAAACTGACGAACGACGGCGCGGCCACGTTCTCCGATGGCCATGGCGCCACGGTGAAGCTGGCGGGCAATGGGACCATCACCAGCCAGGCCGCTGCCTGGAGCCACACGGGCCCCATGACCATCGACGGCGTGACCACAATCAAGCAGCAGCTGGTCGGGCAGGGTGGCATGGCCATCAGCGGCGGTACCGGCGGCAGCTCGGCCACCATCGCCGGCACCCTCAAGGTCACCGGCGGGGACGTGACGGCTGACGCCATCAGCCTCAAGACCCACAAGCACGGCGGCGTCAGCACCGGCAGCGGCATCACGGGGGTGGCTCAATGAGTGATCTATCCCATGTGATTTTCAGCGACGTGGGCACCAGCTCGACGGGCGACCTGGCCGCCGTCAGCGGCGTGGAAATGGGGCGTCAGCGCGTGCTGCGTCGACTGTTGACCAACCCGGGCGACTACCCGTTTCACCCGGACTATGGCGCCGGCCTGGCCCGCCTGGTCGGCGCCGTCGCAGACGTCGGCCGCATCAAGGCGCTGGTGCGTGGCCAGATGCTTCTGGAGTCGTGCGTGGCCGCCAAGCCCGAGCCGTCGGTGACGGTGACGCTCATCAGCGGCGGGGTGCAGTGCGCCATCAGCTACGCGGACGCATCCACCGGGGCCCCTGTGGCCCTTTCCTTCAACGTGACCACCTGACAACATGGCACTCACCACCTACGATTCTTCACCAGCCTGATTCGACAGCAGGCCGCCGCCATCCAAGCCTCGGCCAAGGCCCTGGTGGACGTGTCTGTGGGCTCGATCACCCGGGCATTCATTGAGGCCAACGCCGCCATGGCGCTGTGGCTGCAGAGCCTGGTGCTCGGCGTGCTGGCGCGCTCGCGGGCGTCGACCAGCACCGGATCGGACCTCGACAGCTGGATGGCCGATTACGGCTTTGCCCGGCTCGGCGCGCAGTACGCCAGCGGCGTGGTGGCCTTCTCGCGCTTCACAGCCGGGGCCTCGGTCACCATCCCCGCCGGCACGACTGTGCAGACCGCCGACGGGGCCTGGCAGTACACCACCACGGCGCCGGCAACCTTGGCGCCGACGCAGAACACGGTGCAGGTTTCCGTGGCTGCATCGACCCCTGGCGCCGGCGGGAATGCCGCAATCGGCGCGGTGTCCACCATCGTGGGCGGCCTGTCCGGTGTCGACACGGTGACCAACGCCGCGGCGTTCGTCGGCGGCGCTGACGCCGAAACCGATGCAGCCTATCGGGCGCGATTCGTCGTGTGGGTCAACGGCTTGAGCAAGGCGACCGGCTCGGCCATCGGCGCGGCCATCGGCGCCGTGAAAGCCGGGTTGACCTACACCATCACCGAGAACGTGACCTATGCCGGCACCGCCCAGCCTGGCCACTTCTTCGTCGTGGTCGATGACGGCACCGGCTCCCCGTCGGCCGGCCTGCTTGCCAGTGTTGGCTCGGCAGTGGAGGCGGCCCGCGGACTGACCAGCACCTTTGCGGTGTTCGCCCCCGTTGTCCTGACGGCCAATGTGTCCGTGATCGTGACGGTGGCCGGCGGGTACGACGCGGCCACGGTGCGATCTTCCGTGCAGCTCGCGCTGGCCAGCTACATCAACAGCTTGAGTCTCGGCCAGGCCCTGCCTTACAGCCGACTCATGCAGGTGATCTATGACGCCAGCCCGGGTGTGACCAACGCGGCCACCCTGACCCTGAACGGCGGCACGGCAGATCTGGCGGCAACAGCCAAACAGGTCATCAAGGCCGGCGCCATCACTGTTTCCTGATGAGGTGCCCATGATCGGTGACCAATCCAACATGCTTGCGCGGCTCAAGGCCGTGCTGCCCCGCTGGTTCCCGGACAGCTCGCCCGTCGTCGACGGCCTGCTGTCGGGCCTGGCCAGCGTGCACGCGGGTCTGTTTTCCCTGGTGAGCTACGCCGGCCTGCAGACGCGCATCAAGACCGCAACAGATGGCTGGCTTGACATGATCGCGGCCGACTTCTTCGGCAGCTCCCTGGTGCGCGCCATCAACCAGTCCGACACCAGCCTGCGCACCCGCATCCTGCTGTCGCTTCTGCGCGAGCGCGCCACCCGCGCCGCGCTGCGCCGGGTGCTGGTAGATCTGACGGGGCGAGAGCCCACGATCATCGAGCCCGCCCGGCCAACCGACTGCGGCGGATACGGCGCCCCCGTGGCCGGGTACGGATCTGCTGGCGCGTACGGCTCCATGGCGCTCCCGTTCCAGTGCTTCGTGCAAGCGAAGCGGCCCAGCTCGGCCGGTATCCCGATGGTGGGGGGCTATGGCAAGCCCGCGCTGGCCTACAGCACGCCCAGCCAAAGCAAGTACGCCACCCTGGCCGATGTGTCGGGCGCCGTGACCGATGCCGACATTTACGCAGCCGTCGAATCGGTGCGGCCCGCCGGCGCAACGGTGTGGGTCAACATCGCCTCATAATCGGGCGCAATGCGCTCTAAAAGGTAGCCATCAAAAATATGGACCGTCCCATCGTCTACCCCGGTCAGATCCCCTTGGAGACTGACCTTCTCAGCACGAACCGCAACGCGCTCGTTGGCTTGGCCAAGCTGTGCGCTGCGCTGTTCGGATCCACCACCATGGCGTTTGGCTTGGCTGCCACGCCGGACTCGCCCGCCTCGATGCGTGTGGCCATCGGCCCCGGCGACATTTACCAGCTGGCCAACCTCGACAGCTCCGCTTACAGCTCGCTGGCCGCGGACACCACGCACCAGATCGTCAAGCAAGGGATCAACCTCGATGCCACGTATCTGACGCTTTCCGCTCCCGGCACGGCTGGCCAGTCGATCAACTACTTGATTCAGGCCACGCTTGCGGAGGCCGACGCCGGCGCCACCGTGCTGCCGTACTACAACAGCAGCAACCCGGCGGCGGCCTACTCGGGGCCCAGCAACTCCGGGCAGGCGCAAGCCACAAACCGCAAGGTATCCGTCACGCTGGCCGCCAAGGCGGGCGCAGCGGCCGCTACGGGATCGCAGGTCACCCCGGCACCTGACGCCGGGTACATCGGCCTTTGGGTCGTTACGGTGGCCTATGGCGCAACCACAATCACCGCCGGGAACATCAGCCGCTATGCGTGGGCGCCCTACATCCCCGACGCCGGGCTGCTGGTTGGCTCGATCCAACAGGGCGGCACCATTGCATCAGCTGCGGGTGGCACGGCCGACGCGCTCACGGGGATCTACAACCCGAACATCAGCACCCTGACCAACGGCCTGACGCTGTTCGTGCGAGCCAACCTGGCAAACACATCCACCACGCCCACGTTCACGCCAAACTCCGGCACGGTCGCCGCCAAGGCCATCGTGAAGGGCAACAACTTGCCTTTGGCGCCAGGTGACATTGCAGGCGCTGGCCATTGGCTGGAGATGACCTACGACAGCACGCTGGACAAGTGGACGCTTCAGAACCCCGCGACAGGCATTGCCGCCCCTGCCATAACTGGCGGCGCCAAGAACCTGCAGGCATCCGCAACTGGCTCATCGGCCGCCGTGAGCATCAGCGCCGATGAGCTTGTGCTGTCGAACGCATCCGGCAGCTACAAGACCCTTAGCGGGGTGGCGGTTGCGCTAAACAGCGCCGGAACGGGTGTCAACGGGCTTGATACCGGCACCCTCGCCGCCTCTACGTGGTACAGCCTGTGGGTGATCTGGAACGGCTCGACAGTCGCAAGCCTGATTTCGATGTCGGGCACGGCGCCAACAATGCCGGCCGGCTACACCTTCAAGACCCGCGTCGGCTGGATCTACACCGATAGCACCGCCAATAAATACCCGTACGGGTTCGTCCAATACGGGCGCACCGTTCGCCTCAAACGCGACGGCGCGCTGGCTGCAGGCTTCCCTGGGCTGTTCTATGGCGTCCAGGGCAACATCACCACGCCCACCTGGGCATCCTCCCGGGTGCGCGGATTGAGCACGGGGGTTGCGCTTCCCCCGACCGCCGGAAAAGCAGCCCTCATGGTGGGCACGTCCTCGGCCGCCGGCATGACCGCCATGGTGGCGCCGTCTGCATCTTATGGCGGTTACTCGGGCACCAACCACCTGCGTGCGCCGCTCACGGTGAGTAACACCACCACCGCGTCCGGAAATGGATTCACCGTGCTGGGTGAGGTTCTGCTGGAGTCGGATTACCTTTTTTATGCCGGTGACAACGCTTCGTGCAACGCCGTATTTGTCGGCTGGGAGGACAACCTGTGAGTTACGCAGTCCGTAAGGATGGAATGGGATGGCGCGCCGCCGCATCGGAGGCCGACTGCCTTGAGCATGAGTTTTGGCAGGCTACGCAGCCTCCACCGCCCGACACGGCGAAAGCCGACCGTATCGCCGCAATCAAGCTCGAGCTGTTGGCGGTTGACGCCAAGACGCCGCGAGCCGTGCGCGAGTCCACCCTGACTGGCGACACGTCGCGCCTGGTGGACCTTGAGGCGCAGGCCGTCAAGCTGCGCGCCGAGCTGGCCACGCTCACCTGACCGAACCCGCCCCGCAACCACACCCGCCCATGAGGCGGGTTTTTCATTTCTGGAGGGCCATTGATGGCTGAACCCACTTCCACGGCGCTGCTCGCATCGGTCGGCGCCTTCACCTCGGCCATGGGCTTCCTGGCCGCATCCATGGGGGTGCCCCCGCCCGTCGTCATGGCGGCGATCCTGGGCGCGGCTACGGCTGTCGGCGCATCTGATCGTGCCGTCATGTCTGCGCGCAGCGTCTTCGCCATGGCGATGACGTTCTGCATGTCGCTGGGCCTCGGCATCTGGGCTGGCAGCAAGCTGGCCGGCCCCGTGCTGGTGGCGCTGCTCAACAGCCTGCCGGGCCTGTCCCTTCACCTGGCCGATGACGCAGCAAACCCGCTGTGCACGGCCATCCTGGCCGCCATCGGACAGCGCGAGCTGCTGCCGCTGGGCCTGGCCTTTCTGCGCAGCAAGGCGGGGGGTGCGTGATGACTGTTCCGACTGTTCACACTTTCCTCGGCTGGCTGCAGGTGCTGTGCGGCCTGGCCATCATGCTGGGCGGCCTGGCCCTGGCCATGTCCGCAACCGATGCGCGCACGCCGCGGCCGGTGCGCTGGGCCTTGTCGGGCCTGGTGGCGTGGGGTGCATGGCTCGCCGCCATCCCCCTGGGTGGCCACGGGCACGACAGCATGCCGGCGCTCGCCGTGGCGCTGCTGCTGGCCGTCCTGCTGCTGTTCCGCGGCCATCGCATCAGCGCGCTGCTGGCAGGGGAGGGTTGGCCACCGGCCAAGCGCGGCCAGGTCTGGAGCGTCACGCTACCGGCGCGCCGGCATGTCGTGGGGTGGCGTAAAAAAATCGACCCCATCTGGCTGCTGTTCGGCAACGAGGATGACGGCTGGTACGGTGACGCCACCTGGCGCGCAGGCCGGCCCGAGTCGATTGGCCTGGCCGTGCTCTGGTGGCTGCGCAACCCGTGCCACAACCTGACGTGGTACCTGATCGGCGTGGCAGACCGCGAGCGCATCGTGACAGGGCGGTGGGTGCCGCGGATCCACAAGCCGGGCGGCGGGGCGCTGACGTGCTGGACCGACGTGCTGGTGTGCAACCGCTGGTGGCTGTCCCTGCCGTTCGTGTCCTACCTCTCGCCCTACTGCAAGTTCTACCTGGGCTGGCGAACGGGCGGGGCCTTCGGCATCAAGCTGAATCTGAGCGTGAAGGGGCGGCCGGAATGGGTTTCGCGCTGACGCTCGATCACCTGCTGGCGTCGGGCGTGCCGCCCACGCTGGCCAAGCGCATGGTGGACCCGCTGCGCGCCGCCTGCGCGCTGCACGCCATCGACACCAAGGGCCGCCTGGCGGCCTTTCTTGGCCAGGCCATCGTGGAGTCGTCGGGCTTCGTCCGGCTCGATGAGGTGCTGACCTATTCCAGCGCCCAGCGCATCCTCGATCTGTTCCCCAGCCGGGTGAAGACCTTGGCGCAGGCGCAGAGCCTGGTGCGCAAGCCTGTGGCCTTCGCCAATTGCGTCTACGCCGGCAAGAACGGCAACGGCGATGAGGCGAGCGGCGACGGCTACCGCTTCCATGGCCGCGGCATCTTCCAGCTCACGGGCCGGGCCTGGTACGAGCGCGCCGGCCGCGAGCTGGGCCGCCCCTACCTTGAACAGCCGGATCTGCTGCTGCAGCCGTCTGACGCCTGCCTGTCGGCCGCCTGGTACTGGAAGGTCTGCGGCTGCAACGAGCTGGCCGATGCGCGGCAGCTGGACGCCATCACCAAGGCGATCAACGGGCCGGCCATGGACCAGGCCGCCCGACGCCGAACCGAGGCCAACGAGATGCTGGCCATCCTCAACACCACCACCGACACAGCATGAAAACAGCCCTGTCTGTCGTGCTGGCCATTGCCGGGACGCTCGCCCTGGCTTGGCTGGCCGTCAACCGATACGGGGACGCACGGGAGCACCAGGGATACCTGGCCCGCGTCACCGAAGAAGCCCGCCAGGCCGTGCGCCTGGCCGAACAGCGCCGCGTCGAAGACGCCAAGCGCGCCCAACAGATGAAGGAATCCGAAGATGAAAACCAACGCCTTGCGGCTGCTGCTGACCGTGATCGCGCTGCCGCTGCTGCTGAACTTGACAGCCTGCGGCTCGCCCTGCGTCGACGCCGGGAAGGGGCTGCAGCTGCCGGAGGTGCGGGAGGCGCAGCGCCCCAAGATCAGCCGGGAGCTGATGCAGCCGGAGAAGGTGGATTACTCGCTGAATGCGGGGGAGAAGTTGCACGGCTGGCGGGTGAAGCTGACCGGCTCGCCGTGA